CAGACGGAAGCCAGATCGGGGAACAGGAAACGCCAGTCGAATCCTTCGCCTTGGAGGGTCTTGATGTTGTACTCGATGCGGTCGGCAATCTCGCTGGTGGCGACTTTGCAGCGGGCCAGTTCGGCGCTGACCTTTTCGCGCATGGAGTCGAGCGACTTCAAGCCTTTGACTGCGCCGCCGAAGTTGCTTTCAAAGGGGGGCATGTAGCCGCCGATACGGTCATTGAGCGCCCGCCAGTAGTCGCCCATGGCGTCAGCGCCAGCGCGCACGATGTCTTCCTTGCGCCGGTCCTTTTCCTCGGTGATCTTCTTGTCTAGCGCCTTGCGCACGTCGCCGGCCATCTTGGCGACTTCATCCAGGGCGCGATGCAGTTCGGCAATACTGGTCGTCTGATCAAGGGCGTTCTGCTTGGCGCGTTTGGCGTTGTCCTCAACGTCCTTTAGGTACTTGACGGCCGCCGATGCGTCGACAAAATCCTGATCGGTGACGAGCTCAGTCTTGATGCTGGAGATTACGGCATTGGCCGCCGCCTTGAACTCGACCAGATTGCTGTGCGTGACGCGGCCGGTGACTTCGACAACCAGGGCCGGCAGGTTGTCGATCGGATTAGCGGTCAGGATCGGCTTTGCTTCGATGACTTCCGGTTGGTAGTTGCGCACGTCTTCATCGAACTGCTTCCAGCCGGCCTTCAGTTGCGCGATGCGTTCCGGCGTTGAGCGGTAATCGCAGTAGACAAAGTTGTCGGTCGTGCCATCGCTGACTACGAAGATGATCTTCTCGAAGCCGAACACAGCGATCTGCTGATCCAGTTGCCACTTGTGCGAATCCGGAACTTCTCCGGCATCGACCATGGCGGCGAATTCGGCGTTCCACAGCTTATGCTCGAAGCCGATTTCACAGGTCATTGTCGTGCCGTCAGAACTGGCCAGCAGACGGCCTTCGTCGTCGGTGGCGACCAGCGGGTAGAGGTCTTCGCCGATGATGGCTTCGAGAATGGGGCGGGCCAGCGCTTCGGTCATGTGGCCAAGATCGAAACGGCGCTGCATGTCCGGGGTGATTTCCTCGGTGATGCCGGTCGCCTTTTCGCGGACCAGTGCCGAACGGCTCTTGTACGGGCTGACGCCCATCATGGCCGGCGCTTCGCTGGCGTTGCGGGTATTGGCGCGCAGGGCGTGCCATTCGGGAGAGCCTTGTTTCACTTCATGGATGATCATGATCAAACTCCGTAGTCGACGGCCAGGTCTTCAATGGCCAGTTTTTGATCGTCGGTCAGGACGTACTTGGTCAGCGTGGTAGCGATAATTTGCGCCACGGTCAGCTTCTTCTCAGTGACAGCCTTGCGCCACTTGGCCAACTCAGTGGTGAACTTGTCGGCCGGCATTTCGGGCAGCGCTGCAGCCGGTTTTGTTTCCGCCGGCTTCGTCTGCTTGGCTGCGCCATCCTCGGGAGCGAAGGCTTGTTCCGGCGTGGTGTCACCTTCCTTGATGGCGGTGATCAGACCGCGCAGAACAACCAGATGATCGAGCGTGATGTCGGCAGATCCTTCGACGCCCAGCTTGGCGAATACCTGTTCCTGCGTGACGCCGAAGGCAACCAGCGCCTTCAGGGCATCGGCCCGGCGGTTGGCCAGGGTCGAGAAGTCACCCATGACCACGGCGCGGGCAGCCTGGTACATATCGTCCCAGAACGCTTTCGGTACTCCCTTGAGAATAGCGTTACGCAGAGCAATGGACGAGGCCGCATTGCCGGTTACTCCGATCATGTCGGCGTTGTAGCGCTTTCCTTTGCTATCGGTAATGCGGCGCTGTACCTCATAGGTTAGGCCGACATTGCGTTCGCAGTCATAGAAAACGCCTTGCGCGGTGATGAAGTCGCCAGCATCGGAGACAACTCGGGCTCCGGCTCGGCAGTTTCCCCAAGCCGAGGCAACGACTTCGGCAAATCTGGCGCTCGGGCCTTCTATGGTCTTGTTTCCGCGGGGAAGGGCATAGATGCAGGATTCTGCAACCGACTCATTGAGCGTTACCATCTGCAGTGCTTCTTGACGGAAACGCTTGATTGAGCGCGGGAACTTGTGGGCGGTCGTTACCTGTTGTTCGATCTCGGATCGATTCAACACGGCGACGGTGCCGCTTTCCACGGAAATTCCGGCGACTTCCCGGCCTTCTTCGTATTGATCGTTCATGATTTCCTCAGAGGGTTGAGTTTTTAACGAGCTTCCCGGATCGACGAAACCCGGAAAGCTTTGAATTTCGGATCGTCCGCGATGATCTTGCGGACTTCGGCTTGATCGCGGGCGGTGACGTATTCCAGACGACGCCTTGCGCTCTCGTTCTCATTGAGACATGCCTTGCGTGACAGGGTGACTTCCCAATTGATGTTGGCGCGAAGCTTGCCGGTGAAATTACAGGTCATTCCGCATTCCTTTATGTCAGCGCCGGTTACTCTTTCCGGCATCCTCAAGCGCCCCGGCTTGTGGCCAGAGGGGATAGTTGACGGCTGATCGTGGCCTTCATCGGGCGGAACCCTTCAGGGCGTTTGCCAGCCGAGTCAAGATCAGGCCATGTGCCAGGTGCGGCGCTGGCCGGCTGGCAGGGTGGCGTTGTAATTGGAACGCAGGCGAGCCAGGTTCGTCCGGGCATTGCTCCTGGAAATATCCATGTTGCCGCGGGTGATCGGGTCGCCGTTTATTTCGTTCAGCCAGTTGAGAATCTTGGTCTGGCCCTCAATGTGGATTTCCAGCGCGTAAAGCTGGAACCACAGAATGATGCGAGTGATAGCTTTCATGTGATCGACCTCCGTTGTCGATGGGATGCAATACGCATCCCGTATGACAAGATTAGACGATTGCTAAACGGAAAGCAAGCGCGTTGATGCAAAAAAATACCGGCAACATTGTTTGCTTGCGCTACGACGCGGACATGGTGTAAATTCTGATCAACACGCGCTTATCAATATTAACCATTGCGGTTATATTGCCCTTTCATCATAAAAGATAAGCGGCAAGTAAGCAACGAATACAGTCTTCTCAATGGGCAAGCGCCGGCCAGCGCGCCTACTGTTACCGCGAGTTCCCGGTAGGCAGCCCACCCTTTTCTCAAGGTCACGAACTCGCACGAAGGAACCGCACAATGAAAGACCGACCAATACTTTTCTCGGCGCCGATGGTGCGCGCCATCCTCGAAGGCCGGAAGACGCAGACGCGGCGGGTTGTGAAGCCACAGCCAAGTCCGAGCAGCGACACCGCATTCGTTGGCACGGATGGAATATGGCGCTTTTCCCACCCAACCCTGCGCGACCCAGTAAGCCACGAAGCAGACGATGTTCGCTGCCCATACGGACAGCCTGGCGACCGGCTGTGGGTACGGGAGAAGTTTCAGCCTCTGTTTGCCGACGACATAGAAAACCATTGGGAAACCGATTGGAAGACCGGCAAGGGCTACAAGATCAGCTATCCGGCCACCGATGGGATTCAGGAATTCATTGATCTGGACGACGAACTGAGTGACGCCTGCAAGCCATCTATCCACATGCCCCGCTGGGCCTCTCGCATCCTGCTCGAGATAACCGGCGTCCGCGTTGAGCGGCTTGCTGACATAAGCAAAGACGATGCAATGGCCGAAGGAATCGTGGTCCAGCCAGATGGAGGATTTGGCCTTGCCGACTCCACGCACTATAACTTTTCAGACCCAACCGATAGCTATTGCAGTCTTTGGGAATCCATCAACGGCGACGGCTCATGGGATGCAAACCCATGGGTCTGGGTCGTCGAATTCAAGCGGGTGACGTAATGGCCAGATACCGCAAAGTCGACCCGAGAATCTGGAATGACGCGAAGTTCCGGGCCCTGAATGACCAGGGGAAATTGTCGTTCTTTTTCCTCCTGACACATCCGCACATGACCGCCATTGGCGCAATGCGCGCCTCGCTTCCTGGCCTCGCTTCTGAAATCGGATGGAGCGAGAAAGCCTTTCGGGAAGCCTTCGGAGAAGCCTCTACGAAGGGTATGGCGATGCACGATGAAAGTGCATCTTTGATCTGGCTTCCGAACTTCCTTAGATACAACCCCCCCGAGTCTCCAAACGTTGTGAAAGCATGGTCTTCGGCGCTTGATCTGCTGCCCGAGTGTGCGCTGCTAAACCGCGTCATTGCTGGCGCCGTAGCCTTTGCACAAGGTTTGAATAAAGGCTTTGCGGAAGCCTTACCGGAAGTCTTCGCCAAGGCTATGCCTTATCAGGAGCAGGAACAGGAGCAGGAATCTATCTCTAACGAGATAGATAGCGCGGCAGCAAAATCGCCGCGCTTCCATGCGCAAAAATGGTTGGAATCCAAAGGCGTCCCAAAGCAGGTGGCTGCTGACTGGATCAAGTTGCGAAAAGCCAAGCGGCTTGAGTCGACATTGACGGCTTTCGAGGGTGTTGAGGCCGAGGCGCAGAAGGCTGGCTTTCCACTGGCGACGGTTATCGCTTGCTGCGCGAAGAACAGTTGGGGGAGTTTCAAGGCGTCTTGGGATCACGGCCTTGGGGGCGAGGGTGGGGTAAGGGCTGGGCATTGGTTCATGTCTGCGCCGGGCATCGAGGAGAAGGCCAGGGCCCTTGGAATGATGCAAACGAAGGACGAGATATTCCCGAACTTCAAAGCCCGTGTCTATGCCGCAGCAGGGGTAACTGAAGCCATGGTGCGCGCCGCAAAAATCGACGCTGGCGAGCGTGTGTGATTGCCTACCCATGAGCAACCACACAACATCAAGAGCGCCGACGATGGCGCAGGCTGTCGAAATAGTCACGAACTGCATCGATCGCCGAGAGCAGGGCAGGCAACTGTCGTTCATGCGGGAAACGCAGGGCGAGGAGTTTGCCCAGCAGGTTCATGACAAGGTTAAGGCGGCTGGCGGGGTGAAAAAGAAATGATCCACTACCACGGATTGCCGATAACGCCTGCGACAGCAGCTTGCGCAGCCGTGAAAGGCGGGCATGCTTTTGTGTCGTTCCGCTATGCCGACCAGTTGAGCCTGGCGATTGATGTTTGCCAGAGCTTCGCCGTGGATAACGGCGCGTTCTCGGCTTGGAAAAGCGGCAATCCGGTAACGGACTGGTCTGAATACTACGCATGGGTGGCAGAGATACACCGCGCCCCATCTTTTGACTTTGCAGTAATACCGGATGTGATCGACGGCGATGAAGAAGCAAACGATGCCCTGCTGCGTGAATGGCCTTGGCAGGCAAGACATGCCAACGTCGGCGCTCCTGTTTGGCACATGCACGAGTCCATTGCGCGACTTGAACGCCTTGCTCAAGACTGGCCCCGCGTTTGCCTCGGCAGCAGCGGCCAATACGCCACCGTTGGAAACGCCAGGTGGTGGGGCCGAATGGCCGAAGCCATGAACGCCGTAACCGACAGCGACGGATTGCCGGTAACGAAACTGCACGGCCTGCGGATGCTTAACCCGGAGGTTTTCACCCGGCTACCGTTGAGCAGCGCTGACAGCACGAATATTGCGCAAAATATCGGTATTGACTCGGCTTGGCGCGGAACATACGTGCCGACGAATAAGGACGTTCGGGCGCTGGTGATGCGCGACAAGATCGAGGTAAGCCAGAGCGCAAAAAATTGGAATCGGCAGTCCGTGCAAATGGAAATATTCGCATGAGTCGGGTAACGATCATCAAGACGGCCGCACCGATGCCAGGGGAAGAAATCTTATCTATGGTAAGAAATTTTCTCTTCGTCCTATTCGACGGATGGCGCAACGACGACAAGAAGGGCTGGCGGCGGATCTGGAAGCGTTTGATCGATCTGGAGCCTGGCGAGTTCGCGGTGATCGAGTTCGTGATACCGAGGAACGCGAAATTCCACCGCAAGTTTTTCTCAATGCTGAATTTCGCCTTCGACTCCTGGGAGCCGGGCCGAATGAGAAAGACCTACAAGGGTAAAGAGGTTTCCAAGAACTTCAAGCGATTCAGGAAAGACGTTCTGATCATGGCTGGATTCTATGACCAGACATTCGACTTGAAGGGCCGCATGAAGCTGGAAGCCCACAGCATCAGCTTCGCAAACATGGACGACGCGGAGTTTGAGCGGGTCTATTCGGCCGTCGCATCTGTGATTCTTGAGCATGTTCTGACTGGCTACTCAGGCCGCGAAGAGCTTGATCGCGTTGTCGACCAGATGATTGGGTATCTATGAAACTGCAAGATTTGACGGGTTTGCAATTTGGTCGGTTGTCGGTAATCGGCCGATCAGAAAATCATGGAAAGCACGTTCGATGGTCTTGTGTATGCGACTGCGGAAAATCCGCAACAGTTTCATCTACGCACTTGAAAACAGGCCATACGAAAAGCTGCGGATGTGTTCGCGATGAGGTTGCTTCCTGTCGAGCGAAGTCCATGGCGAAGCATGGAATGTGGAATTCTCCAGAATGGAATTCATGGAAGTCGATGAAGGATCGATGCCTTCGAAAAACTCACGACAAATACCCGCTCTATGGCGGCCGAGGAATAACTGTTTTCCAGGAATGGATTGGATCGTTCGATGCGTTCTTTGCCCATGTCGGTTGCCGGCCAAGCTCGTCGCATTCAATCGACAGAATTGATTCAAACAAGGGTTATGAGCCGGGTAATGTTCGATGGGCAGATATTAATCAACAGAACAATAACAAGCGAACCAACGTCACCGTTGACATCGATGGCGTTTTGATGACTGCCGCTCAGGTATCTCATCGCTTTGGGATAACGCATCGCGCAGCGGTTTATAGGATTCGGCGCGGTCTTCCGCTGGATGGAAAATCATGAGGATAGCCCAGGCACCAACGGCGTGCGATGCGTTCCACGCCCATAGCGACAACGGGCTGGCCGGCGGCCAGCGCAGCAAGATCATTCACTTCATCGAGACGAGCGGCGGTTCATGGTCGATCGGAGAGCTGGCCGAGGCGCTTGGGATGCAGAAAAGCACGGTCAGCGCCCGTCTGAATGAAATGTTGAACCAGTTCTGCATGCTGGTTGAAAAGCCGAAGCGCAAGGACCGATTGAGCAACATCACGATTCGGCCCGTTGGGCTTCCGGCCAAGCAACTTGAGTTGCTGCAATGAGCATCGTCAAGCGCAAGCCGTACCGCAACCGCAAGATTCTAGACCTGGCCCACAAGG